TTTAATGATGCTTTAAACGAAACTAAAAAAGAATTAGAAGAAAAGTACGGACAAGTTAATATTAACTTACAAGACGGATCTTACGAGGAAATTGTACCTGAAGTAGAGGCTGAAGAAGTAAAGTAAAATGAACTCTATTATAAGGAAGATAAGTATAGGCGCAGACTATAAAAACGAAGCTATGCATTATTCTGTTGGACAATCTGTTTATGGTGGTCATACAATTAATAACATAACTTTAGACGAAGCTGATAACTCTTATAATATTTATATTAAAAAACAAGACGAGGTAATGCCGTGGAAGAAATTTAATTCTAACATGGCTATCTCTGTTGAGTATGATTTAGAATATTAATGAAAAGTATATATAGTTTTATTATAACTCCTAAAAAAAAGAGATATAATAATGAAATTAAAATAGGCAATAAAAGCTTAATTACTAATACTAATGTAGAAGATTACAATTTAGTAAGTAAAGAAGCTATTATAGTATCAGTGCCATTAGCGTTTAAAACTATAATAAAACCTGGAGATGAAGTTATGATACATCATAATATTTTCAGAAGATGGTATGATCAAAAAGGAAATCAAAGGAACAGTTCTTCTTATTTTAAAGAAGATTTATATTTTTGCAATATAGATCAAATATATTTATACAAAAGAAACAACAAGTGGAACGCGGTTGAAGATAGATGTTTTATAAAACCTATAAAAGAAAACAACGTTTTAACGGCTAATATTGAACAAAAGCATATTGGTATATTAAAAATTGGTAATAGCTTCTTAGAAGCGTTAGATATACGTCCTGGGGACTTAGTAGGTTTTAAACCTGGTAGAGAGTGGGAGTTTATTGTTGACGATGAGAGGTTATATTGTATGAAATCTAATAATATTGTAATTAAATATGAATATCAAGGAAACGAAGAAGAATATAATCCAAGCTGGGCACGTAGCTGTTGAGGAACTTATTAAAGTTGCTAAAGAAGCTATTGTAGATTCAGACGATGATATATCAGCTGACAGACTTAAAAATGCTGCTGCTACAAAAAAATTAGCTATATTCGATGCTTTTGAAATACTAAACCGTATTAACGAAGAACAAGATATGTTAGATGAAAAGCCTAAAGAAATTAAAAAAGAAGTTGCGTTTCGTGGCTTTGCTGAAGGGAGATCTAAATAATGTACGAGCAAACTTTATATAAAATATTACCTGATTATGTAAAACCTAAAATTCTTAAACGAATGAATAGGTATAAAAAATGGGAATATGGATATAATGATGATCATGACATGATTGTTATATCTAAAACTGGACAAATTGGTGATATTTATGAAATACAAAATTTAAAAATAGCTTTACCTAAAGAAAATAATGTTTATAAGTTTGAAAAAAACAGATGGACTAGATTTGATTACCCTAAAGTATTAAATAGAATTAAAACTGTATTTGACTGGAGAGAATATCCAGACGATTTTAAAGAAAAATGGTATGATTATATTGATGATGAATTTAAAAGACGTGAAGAAGGATTTTGGTATATTAACAACAACATACCTACTTACATAACAGGTACTCACTACATGTATTTACAATGGTCAAAAATTGATGTTGGCCAACCAGACTTTAGAGAATCAAATAGATTATTTTTTATATTTTGGGAAGCATGCAAAGCTGATAGCAGATGCTACGGCATGTGTTATTTAAAAAACAGACGTTCAGGGTTTTCTTTTATGGCCTCTGGCGAAACTGTAAACATGGCTACAATATCTACTGACGCTCGTTTTGGTATATTATCAAAATCAGGTGCTGATGCTAAAAAAATGTTTACAGATAAAGTAGTGCCAATATCAGTTAACTATCCTTTCTTTTTCAAACCAATACAAGACGGTATGGATCGACCTAAAACAGAGCTAGCGTATCGTGTACCAGCCTCTAAGTTTACAAGAAGATCTATAGTATCTACAGAAAAAAACGAAGATTTAGCAGGTCTTGATACAACTATTGATTGGAAAAATACTGGTGATAATGCTTATGATGGTGAAAAACTAAGATTATTAGTGCATGATGAAAGTGGTAAATGGGAAAGACCTAATGATATACAAAACAATTGGCGTGTTACTAAAACCACATTAAGGCTAGGTTCTAGAATTATAGGTAAATGCATGATGGGATCAACGTCAAACGCTTTAGATAAAGGTGGTAGAAACTTTAAAAAATTATACGATGACTCAGATGTTACAAAAAGAAATGCCAATGGACAAACTCGTTCAGGACTCTATTCTTTGTTCATTCCTATGGAATGGAATTACGAGGGATACATTGATTCTTATGGCTACCCTGTCTTCGACACGCCATCAAAAAAAGTGCATGGACCTCATGGAACACCGATCAAGCTTGGGGTTGTTGAATACTGGGAAAATGAGGTAGAAGGTCTTAAAAACGATCAAGATGGATTAAATGAATTTTATAGACAATTTCCTCGTACAACTAAACACGCGTTTAGAGATGAATCTAAAATGTCTTTATTTAATTTAACAAAAATATACGAACAAATAGATTATAATGAAGATTTATCTCATAAAAACTTAGTTACTCAAGGTAATTTTTCATGGGACAACGGTATAAAAGACACAAGAGTAAGTTTTGTACCAAATAAAAATGGAAGATTTTTTATAACATGGGTTCCTAATTATAGCTTACAAAATAGAGTTACAGTAAAAAACGGAATTAAATACCCAGGCAATGAGCATTTAGGTGCTTTTGGCTGTGATAGTTACGATATATCTGGAACGGTAGACGGTAAAGGATCCAATGGTTCTTTACATGGTTTAACTAAGTTTAGCATGGAAGACGCGCCACCAGATCACTTTTTTTTAGAATATATAGCTAGACCACAAACAGCTGAAATATTTTTTGAAGATGTTTTAATGGCTTGTGTGTTTTATGGTATGCCAATATTAGCAGAAAACAATAAACCAAGATTATTATATCATTTTAAAAGAAGAGGATATAGAGGTTTTAGTATTAATAGGCCAGATAAAGTTTATACAAAATTATCTGTAACAGAAAGAGAAATAGGCGGAATACCTAATTCAAGTGAAGATATAAAGCAAGCTCACGCTGCTGCTATAGAATCTTACATAGAAGATGCGGTAGGTTTTTTAGGTGAAACTTGGGGAGATTTATATTTTCAAAGAACATTAGAAGACTGGGCACAATTTGATATAAACAATAGAACTAAGCACGATGCTTCTATTAGTTCTGGACTAGCAATAATGGCTTGTAACAAAAATAGATACGCGCCTGTAAATGCTACTGTAAGAAACCCTATAAGTTTAAATTTTAAAAAATACAATAACAAAGGCTCGATTTCAAAAATAATAAAATAAATGAATATATACACAAATCCAAATAGTGCTTTCCCTAGCCAAGTTGTTAGCGAGGAAGAAAAAAATTCATTAGAATACGGGCGTAAAGTTGCAGAGGCTATTCAAGGTGAATGGTTTAGACAAGGTGGTGAAGGAAATAGATTTGCTAGTTCTTTTAATAGATATCATAGTTTAAGATTATACGCAAGAGGAGAACAACCTGTGCAAAAATACAAAGACGAGTTATCAATAAATGGCGACATGTCTTACATGAATTTAGACTGGAAACCAGTAGCGGTTGTTTCTAAGTTTGTTGATATTGTTACTAATGGTATATCAGATAAAAATTATGATATAAAAGCATATGCTCAAGATCCTTCTTCTATGCAAAAACGTACTAAGTACGCTCAAGGATTATTAGAAGATTTAGTAACTAAGCCATTTGATGACAAGGTAAAAAAAATGTTTGGTATTGATTTAACAAATAACAAAACCGAAGACTTGCCTCAAAATGAAGAAGAATTAGAACTTCACATGCAGCTTTCTTATAAGCAGTCTGTAGAAATGGCAGAAGAAGAAGTTATTAATAATGTTTTAGCTAAAAATAAATTTGACGAATTAAAGAAAAGATTTAATTATGATCTAACAGTCATAGGTGTTGGAGCTGTTAAAACAAATTGGAACAAAGCAAATGGAATAACTATCGACTACGTTGATCCTGCTAGAGTTGTATATTCTTATACAGAAGATCCTAATTTTGAAGATATATATTATGTAGGTGAAGTTAGATCAATGACTATACCAGAAATTAAAAAACAATTTCCAGATATTAGCGATGAACAATTAGAAAGAATTCAACAAACACCTAGTAATAGATCTCAAACTTTTGGGTGGCAAACATATGATCCTAACACTGTTCAGGTTTTGTTTTTTGAATACAAAACTTACAACGACCAAGTATTTAAAATAAAACAAACAGATCAAGGTCTTTTAAAAGCATTAGAAAAACCAAGTACATTTAATCCACCTATAAGCGATGGGTTTGAAAGAGTATCAAGAACTATAGAAGTTTTATACAAAGGTGCTAAAGTTTTAGGTAACAATGAAATGTTACAGTGGGAGTTAGCCAGAAATATGACTAGACCTACAGCCGATACTACAAAAGTCGAAATGAGTTATACATTGTGCGCGCCTAGAATGTATTTAGGTAAAATTGATTCGTTAGTTAGTAAAATAACTGGTTTTGCTGACATGATTCAATTAACACATTTAAAACTACAGCAAGTTATGTCTAGAATAGTACCAGACGGTGTATTCTTAGACATGGATGGTTTAGCAGAGGTTGATTTAGGTAATGGCACAAACTATAATCCAGCGGAAGCATTAAATATGTATTTTCAAACAGGTTCTATAGTAGGTAGATCATTAACTCAAGAAGGAGAATTAAACAGAGGCAAAGTTCCAATTCAAGAACTTAGTAGCTCTAGCGGTCAAGCTAAAATACAAAGTTTAATACAAACTTATCAGTATTACTTACAAATGATACGTGATGTAACCGGACTTAATGAAGCTAGAGACGCAAGCACTCCTAACAAAGATGCTTTAGTTGGTTTACAAAAAATGGCTGCAAATGCCTCAAACGTAGCCACTAGACATATATTAGACGCAAGTCTTTGGTTAACACTTAGAACGTGTGAAAATATTTCTTTAAAAGTAGCTGATTCTGTATCTTACCCATTAACATTAAATTCTTTATTAAATAGCATATCTATTTATAATACAGAAACATTAAAAGAAGTATCAAAACTTAACTTACACGATTTTGGTATTTATTTAGAACTTGAACCTGATGATGAAGAAAAAGCTCAATTAGAACAAAACATTCAAATTGCATTAAAATCACAAGGTATAGATTTAGAGGACGCTATAGACTTACGTCAAATAAAAAATCTTAAGCTAGCCAATAATATGCTAAAGGTTAAGCGTAAAAAGAAACAAAAGCAAGATCAAGCCAAGCAAGAAAAAATGATTCAAGCTCAAGCAGCTGCTCAAGCGCAAACAGCAGAAAAAACAGCTATGGCCGAAGTTCAAAAACAACAAGCTATTACACAGTCTCAAGTGCAGCACGATCAAGCTAAGTCTCAAATGGAAATGCAACGTATGCAAATGGCTTCGCAAATTAAGCAACAAGAAATGGAAATACAGTTTGGCTATGATTTACAATTAGCTAACGTTCAACTTGGTGCTGTAAGAGAAAAAGAACAATTTATTGAAGATCGTAAAGATAGACGAACTCAAATACAAGCAACGCAACAAAGCGAAATGATTAGTCAAAGACAAAATGACTCTTTGCCTACAAACTTTGAACCTGCGCCAGATATGGGTGGGTTTGGTATGGATCGATTAGAGCCATAACAATTTTATTAATAATTATATAATATTTTATCATGTCAGAAACAAAAGAACAAGAAGCGCCTCAGGAAGGTGACTTTAAAATTAAAACAGCTAAAAAAACTAAACCTAAACAGTTTAATGAACCTAGCAACAATGTAGCTAAAATAGATTTATCTAAAATTGACAATACTCAAGGTGAGGTTGTTGATAATGTTACTAAATTAGATTTAACAAAAATACCAAAAGACGATGCCATTCAAATCGGAGAAACAGAGACGGTGGATGTGGGCGAACAAACCGGAGATAGCGTTAAGCTGGACACAGAAGTACAAGAGCCCGTTAAAATTGGTGAAACTAAAGAAAAAGACGAAGTAGTTATAAGTGAAGTAACTGAAGAAGTTAAAGAAGAACCATTAGAATATACTGCGCCAAAAATAGAATTACCAGAAAACATTGAAAAACTAGTTGACTTTATGAAAGAAACTGGTGGTACAATAGATGATTATGCCAGATTAAACGCTGATTACACTAATGTAGACAACGATGTTTTATTAAAAGAATATTACAAAAAAGCAAAACCTCATTTAAACGAGGAAGAAATAAACTTTATCATGGAAGATAGCTTCAAATATGATGAAGATGAAGACGAGGAGCGAGACATCCGCAAAAAGAAACTCGCAAAAAAAGAAGAGATTGCAAAAGCTAAAGGTTTTTTAGAAGACTTGAAAAAAGAATATTACGACGAGATTAAGTTAAGACCGGGCGTAAATCAAGAACAACAAAAAGCTGTAGATTTTTTCAATCGATACAACGACGAGCAAAAGTTAGCTAAACAAAGACACGAAAAGTTTTTAAACGACACTAAACAAATTTTTTCTGATGATTTCAAAGGTTTTGATTTCGAAGTTGGAGAAAAAAAGTATAGATATGGAGTTAAAAACCCGAAGAAACTTGTAGAAAATCAATCAAATATTAACAATATTATTGGGAAGTTCCTAGATAAAGAAGGTAATGTTAAGGACACGAAAGGTTATCACAAAGCTATGTACGCTGCTGAAAACATTGACAATATTATAAGTCATTTTTATGAGCAAGGAAAAGCAGACGGTGTTAAAAACATTGTTGAAACTTCTAAAAATCCAGACACAAATGTAAGAAAAACATCGTCAGGAGAAATGTTTATAGATGGTTTTAAAATTAAATCTGTTGGAGGTGTAAGTAGCTCAAAGTTGAAAATTAAAACACGTAAATTTAACAATTAAAATTAAAACTAAAAATTATGGGAATATTAAGTCCTCAATTTGGAAGTTTAGTACCTTCACAATCACAGCAATTAACAACAGGAAATTACCTACAATGGACCAACAACGGTGGTGCAGGAGCGGTACCTGCTAATTTTGCTGACTTCGCGCAACAGTATTTGCCTGAAGTTTATGAAGCTGAAGTAGAGAGATATGGAAATAGAACTCTATCTGGTTTTTTAAGAATGGTTGGTGCTGAAATGCCAATGACATCTGATCAAGTAATTTGGTCAGAACAAAATAGATTACACATCGCTTATGACAACTGTACGTTGGCTGCTGGTGGTATACTTTTAAATGTAGATCCAGGCGGAGCTGCAAATATTACTAACACAATTTATCCTAACATGACAGTAGTTGTTATGGATCCTGCAAACCCTGCTGGAGCTGTTCACTGTTTTGTTGGTAGATCTGGTGCTGGAACAAACCCTGGTGGTTTAGGCGCAAACGTAGTAGAACTTTATCCTTATGACGCTGCTTTTGTTAGTGGTGCTGCTGCTAACGGTGCTCCTATAACAGGACTAAAATGTTTTGTTTATGGTTCTGAATTTGCTAAAGGTTCTGGACTTGCTGCTGCTCAAGGTGGTAACGGTGGTGTTGTAGAAGAAAGCATTACTCCTTCTTTTACACAATTTTCAAACTCTCCAATCATTATTAGAGATAGATATGCTATATCTGGTTCTGATACTGCACAAATTGGATGGATTGAAGTTGCTACTGAAGACGGTCAATCAGGATACCTATGGTATTTAAAAGCTGAATCTGAAACTAGATTACGTTTTGAAGATTACTTAGAAATGAGTATGATTGAAGGTGAACTAGCTCAGGTATTAGGTGGTAACTCTTTTGGTACACAAGCTGCTGCAGGTGCTGCTAACTTAGGTGCTACTGGATTTAGCGCTGCTATATCAGCAAAAGGTACACAAGGTTTATTCTCTGCTATAAACGCAAGAGGTAACGTACTTTCTGGTTATGCTGGATCATTGCAAGACTTTGATACAATCTTAGAGAATTTAGATTCTCAAGGAGCGATCGAAGAAAACATGATGTTCTTAGATAGAAAAACTGAGTTATTATTTGATAACATGTTAGCACAACAAAACTCTTACGGAGCTGGAGGTACATCTTACGGTGTATTTGAAAACTCTGAAGAAATGGCGCTTAACTTAGGTTT